ACCCCCAGGCAGGTACGTCCCGGGCGGCCGTGTCGGTTCCCTCACCGCTGACACAGGCCCCCACCTATTCGCACCACCATCCGCAAGGAGCGCACTGCCATGTCCCCCAGCGATGCCCTCGACGCCGACATAAACAGCTTCGGCCGCCCCGACCTGATCACCCCGCAAGGCCGATACGCGCACCGCATCCGCGTGCTGGGGGCGATCCTCCCGCGCCTGTTGCTGCTGGAGAAGTTCGGCGCCCGGGACGCCTTGGCCCTGTTCACCCGGATCACCGTGCATCTGTATGCCCTGCACGCCGTGGACGTGCTCACCGGGGTGGAACTGGACCTGGCCCTGGCCGACGTGCGCCGCACCTACGTCCGCGCCCAGCCGACGCTGGCGGATCTATTACCTGAAAAGGACGACTGACCATGGCCACCACCGAAACCCTCGACGAAGCCATCAACCGCCTGCACCTGCCGGACATGACCGACGCGCAGGCCACCGCCGACTACCGCACCAACGTGCTGGTGGCCATCGTCCGCCAGTTGCAGATCCTGCACCTGCGCCCGGCCGACGCCGCCCTGCACCTGCACACGCGGATCGTCAAACACCTGGAAGCGCTGTGGGGCATTGGCCTGCTGAGCGACGAACGTTTCCAGCTCGGCCTGGCCGACCTCAACCGCGCCTACGAGCGCGAACACCCCGGCCTGTTGGGGAGCGTTGACCATGCCTGAATACACCGAACACGAACGCGCCCAGCTGCACGCGATGGCGCGGCAGCAGATCCGCTTTGTCACCCTGGCCCACGACCTGCAGGCGGCGAGCAACCGCCGGTTCAATGTCCTCGGGGTGTTTCAGGGCATGGTGCTGTGCGGTGCATTGACCGAGGCCCAAGCCGAAGCCCTGATCATCGAGCTGCAACAGACCACGGTGGGCCGGATCGACGACATCACGCGCCAGGTGCTGCGCGACACCCTGCCGCCGGAGGACGCCGTGCATTGCACCGGCCACGTCGACTACGACCCGGCCAGCCGCAAACCGGAGGGGCAGGCATGATCATCCCCGTCGAAGGTTTCGAGTACCCCGAGCCCACCCGTGGCCCGGTCTACACCTCCCTGCTGGAACACCTCGATCACCTGCTCGACCACCTGCTGCCGCTGGCCAGCGACGACGGCGCGTTCCAGATCCTCAACAACGGCCGGGCCACGGTGCGCATCCTCTACGGCCAGGGGTTGATCGACGACGCCGAGGCCGAGGCCCTGCTTGATCGCGTACATGGCGCCTACCGGGCTCACAGCCCGGGAGGCTTTCTGAAATGACCATGGACCGCACAGAACTCAAGGCACTCAAGGAAAAAACCCTGCGCGACCTGCGCCGCGGCCTGAATTTCCTTTCCGAAATCGGCGAAGAAGAAGCCCCGCTGGTGATCGGCCTGCACGTCACCGCGCTGGGTGTGCTGCGCCGGAACAAGTACCTCACCGCCGAGGAAATGATCGAGGAAATCCGCAAGCTCTACGTGGCCGTCGAGGCCGCGCACCCGGGCAAGTGGGAAGCCCTCGGCGGGCCGCGCCTGCCGGATACGCTGACCGCCTGAGAACCTGACCTAAACTCAAGGGGGTCATCCACTAAAAGCGAAGACCCCCGCATGAACGCACCCGCTGCCGTTGCCCTACGCCCCCGCCCCGACCTGCTGGAACTGCCGACCAACCTGCGCGAGTGCGAGACCCTGCGCGTCGAGCTGGATTCGACGATCATCGAGCTGAGCAACAAGCTCGACGTGGTGCGGCGGCGCAGCGCGATCGACCAGGTGTTTGCCGATTCCGATTGGTACAGCCGGGCGACCGCCAAGCTGCGCTACCTGCGCCGCGACCAGCAGCGCCTGATGCGCCATGTGGCCGAGCTGAACAAGGCCGAACGCCTGCAGGCCAACAGCGTCGACCTGGTGCTGCTGCGCGAGCTGCGCAAGGCGTTGGGGGAGGAAGCCTATCAGGACCGCTGTGCGCAGGCCTTGGCGGTGTTGCTGGGGCCGGTGGCGTGGCCGGAGCCCGCCCCTGAGTGACCATAAATCTGTCCCTGATACACCTGTCAGGGAGAGATTCCGGCTAGGCGCGTGAACACCCCGGTTCTACTGGGGCAAACGGGTGTCCAGTGGGGTCCCATTAGGGAGAGATTCCGGCACGACCATAAATCTGTCCCTGATACCCGGCTAGGGGTTTCCCCTATACCGTGTCGATGATGGGGCCATCGAGCGGCAGCCCCAGCTGATTCAGCGCGGCGTTCTCCTTCTCCACCTGCTTGGCCGCCTTGGTCCCGGCGCGCACGTACTCGCGCACGATACGGATACGGTCGCCTTTGTAGAACAGGTTCGGGTTGACCCAGTAGTGGCTTTCGCGGAACTGCACCGGGGCCAAGAAGCCTTTCACGATCAGTTCGTTCAGACCGTTGTAGTAGGTCGAGGGCGACTTTCCGTAGCCATAAATCTCTTTGATTTCGTCGTAGTTCAGGTACAGCTGATCCGGCTGGTTTTTCTGGTCCAAGTACACGTTCAGGATCGCCTTGAACACGTCTTTGGCCGGGGTAGTCAGTTCGAACACCTCCATGATCCCTGCCCCGAAAAACTTGATGAACTCTTCCTTGTCCACTACCTTGCGCACCCCCACCAGGGCGATGTCGTCCGTCATCACCTCGCCGGTAGCTTGGTTCACCAAGGCGTGCTTGGAGCTGGCAAAGCCGGTGACCTTGTTCCCTTTCTTGATCGTGTGTGCCAACTCACCCGCCCATGGGTTATGTCGAGTGGGCACCACGTCGGCCCGGGAGGTGTAGTAGGACTTTTTCTTCTCAGTCACGTTGAATTCCAGTCATTTCTTGGATTCGTTGGGGTATTCTGGCCCCCACTCTTGAATTTGGGGGGTGTTTTCGCACCGTTTTGTTAGAACTTCTCAGCGCAAACGTTGAAATCATGGGGCAATTTCAAGACCAATCACTTGAACTTCAAAACGGTTTCGTTGAATTTAAGCACAAATTCTATACATAACACTTGGATATGGCCATTTATTCAAGTAAAAAGTCTTGAGTTTCTAAACAAGTAGTCCAGAAATTCAAGACTGACCCCCTTGAAAACAAAGGGCTGTAGCGATTTCCCTTCTTAGTCTTAATATAGGGGTGTTTTCAGAGGCCCCGAAAAGCCTGACGCCTCGCTTCGCTCGTTGTCGGGTCAATCAAGCCCCGGAGCGATGAAGCCGCCCCGGATCTTGCTCGACCTCCCCGCACAGCTCAGCCACTTTCAACGACCCAGCGGCCAACCCGCCGATGTCCAGGCACAAGACCTGGCACAAGCGGGCGACCAACATGAACGAGGGTGACGCCTGCCCGTGCTCGATCTCCCACAGGTAGGATTTCGACGTGCCGGCTCCTGTGGCCACTTCGTCCAACGTCAGGCGCAGGGCCTTGCGTTGGACGTACATGAACTGCCCCAGGTATTCAATTTCCGGTGATGCTTTGGTCCCGCTCACTGCTCATTCCTTTGACGTATTGGTTTGTTCATCCGCCTCGCGCACGGCCTTGATCAGGTCGCGGCGAGTGTTCTTGCGGGCGTGGCGACAGCTCGGAGTGTAAGAGGCCCACACCGCCCGCGTGTGCGGTCGGTGAAAGGCCAATTGCGTGCTACCGGTCGTTTCGCAGGTAAAGCCCAGCTCCTTGGCGAACTCGATCAGCTTGCGCAATTCCGAACCGCCGCGCTGCGGGGCGCTCATCACGCACCTTTTTGCGCTTTGGCTTTCTTCTTCGGCGTGACCCCGGCCTGCGCCGTGGCCAGCGTATCGCGTAACTCAAGCGCACCCGCCGCAGCACCCTCCGGCCCGGTGCGCAGGCTGCGCGTGACATTGCTGATGCTGGCGTAGGCCTCTCCTACCCCGGCGCTGTTGGCGGCGAAGGTTTGCGCGTGGGCGCCGCTCATGCCGTAGAACCTGGCGGTGGCGAACGCATCCTGGTTGGCCGCGAGGAACACAAACGCCCAACCCTTGGCCTCGGCCGCCGTGACCAGCTCGCGCACCATCGGCGCGGTGAATTCCTTGCTCTGGTTCTCACCGCCATCGGTGGTGATGCAGACGATGACTTTCTCGGCCCAGCCCTCGGCCGCGATCCGTGCCCCTTCCACCTGCAGGGTGCGCCCGATGGCGTCCATCAGCGCCGTTCCGCCGCGGGGCACGAAGGTCTGCGCGGTCAGCGGCTGGGCCTCGGCCAACGGCGTGGCGGCGTACAGCAGCTCATACTGGTCATCGAACAGCACAACGGTGATGCGCGCTTCACCCTCGATCGCCTGCTGATCCTTGAGGAAGGTGTTGTAGCCGCCGATCGCGTCCTCCGCGATGTTGAACATGGAACCGCTGCGGTCGAGTATCGCGAGAATTTCAGTATTCATGCTTCATTCCTTTGCTCGATGGTGGGGGTGAAAACTTCGAACAGGTGCCACACGAAGGCGCCGGTCTGGAAGGTGGCCAGGTACTTGCCGGGGTCGTCCGGCATCTCGTTGCCGGTGCCGTGGATGGCGAAGCGGCGCGGTTCCAGCGGCGCGCTGGCATTGCACATACACCACAGCTGCGGCTCGCCGCCCTGCAGTTGCACGTCCAGGTATTTGGCGCCTTTCGGCAGCGCCAGGGTTTGTTCGGTGGTCATTTGCAGGGGCCATTTCCAGATGCGCGTTGCCATGTCTTATTCCTTCGCATGGTTGGGGGTGGATCAGGGGAAAATGCGCTGGTACTGCTTAGTGGGAACGTAGAGTTTGGTCATCGTGTGGAGCTTGATCTGGCCCGGGTACAGCTCGATGAACAGGGCGAAATCGCGGGTCGCAGTGGCCGAGGTCACGCCGAAAAAGTCGATCAGATGGCGGCGTGTAATGTGGCCGTAGTGGAATATCTGGAAGTCGATGAAGCGCATGCGCTGCTCCATGGCGTAGGTCAACTTCGGCCGCCCGCAAGGGGTCAGGCCTACCACAACCTTGTCTTTCTCCACGAACAGTTCCTTCTATTTATAGTTGTCTTGTCGGTCAGGAATATCGAGGTTTGAAGGTCGCCGCACGCACCCAGCGTTTGCTCTTGAAGTCGTAGTCGGCGTTCCCCGGGTTGGCCTCCCGGTACATCGTGAGGTCCAGCGAGGCGCACGGCAGGCTGATCCCGAAGAAGTCACACAGCTCGGGGCGGCCGACGTGGCCGTAGTGCTCCAGCAGGAAATCAATCAGGCGCAGGCGCTGCTCGATCGCATAGTTCGGGCTCACGGGTGGGCTCCTGCCACCCGCGCCTCCCAGGCTGCGTTGACGACTGTAAGCAGGCGCCGCATTAACTCGGTGCGAAGCGTCTCGGCCGCCTCGTTGTGCGGCACCCAGTAGGCGTTGATGGTCTGCAGGGCGCTGGCCAACAAGGAGGCGTAACCATCGCGCTGGCCGCGCAGGAAGGCGATGTCGCTGATGGCGGCGGCCAGATCCAGGCGCAGCACTTCGGTGCGGCGATACAGCGATTCCAGCGGCTCGCGCATCGTGCCGTCCTTGGGGATCGGGTTGGTCAGCGCTTCCTCCCAGCGAAGGCAAGCCCCCCGCACGCCGTCATCCTGCCCATACCAGTAGGTGGCGGCGGCCTCGTTGCGCCGCGCACACTCCAGATCCAGCGTCAGCTGCTCGATCTGGTCCTGCAGGGCCTGCATTTCAGCGGCCCAAGTGGCAGGCGGTGGGCTCATTCGCGTGGCGCCATTTGCGCTTGCAGCATCATGCCGTGGGCGCGGCAGTACGGGCAGTGCTTCTGCCAGTCGGGCACCACAGCCAGCCGTGCGGTGATCTGGTCGGCGATTTCGATCGGGTTGATCGCGCCAGAACCCAGTAGCTTGGCCCGCCAGTCCATCAGTTCCTCGGCGCGCACCGCCACGAAGTCTTGCGGGTGGAACAGGGTCATGGCCGGCTGTGCCGGTGGCACCTCGCGTTCCCACGTCAACGGGTGTTCTACCCCGTCCCACAGCATGGTCTGGATCTCCAGGGTGGTGACCGAGGTCGGGAAGGTCTTGTGGTGCCAGCCGTGGACGAAGTGCGGGCAATCGCCCTCGCCGCGGACGAAGCAATACACATGGGTTGTGTCGGGATCACGGGTGTCGAAGCGCAGTTCATCGAAAAACACGGTGGCATTGCCCATGATCAGGAATCCTTGTTGGGTTCAGGGGTACGGCGGGATAGTGGGCCGACCAGGTGACTTGGCGGGACGGGGCATTTCTGGCCGATCGGACGCCACAGGTGCAGGCAGTGCGGATGAAAATTCACATACTCGCGCTCCGGCGGGTGGTACTGCATCACCCAATCCTCCGGCCCCCAAAACAGGTCCTTGATCGTACACATCACGTCCCAGGACGGGGTTTTGCTCTGGAAACTGACGCTGACGTGCTCCCAGTTATCACCGTCGGAAGCAATCACCCGCGTCTGCAACACGGCTTGGGTGGCGGGGTCGCGCAGCGGAATGAGGAACAGGCCGTTATTGCCGTGGGTGGCCTTGGCGCTGCCCAACATGCCGGCGGTGACGCGGAAACGCTCGGGGACTTTGAAAGCCATGGGGGCATCCTTGTTGTTATTTTTCGTTGATCAGCTGCAGCAACGTCTCGATCCGTTGCTGGTGCGCAGCCTCGGCCGCTTCGGCGGCCCGTTGCAGGCAGGTGCTCAGGCCATCGACCCGGCGGTGCCAGAACTCGGTGATCAACTGGTCATTGATTTGCAGGCGGTAGTGGTGGCCCTTCTTCGGGTGCCGCTTGCCGGTGTTGACGATCGCGATCATGGGTGCAGCACCTTGTCCGTGGCCATGATTTGGCGCTCGCGGCGACGGGCCAGCCAACGGGTGGGCGACGGCAGCACGTCACGGATTCTTGTGGGGGTGTAGGGGGTGTTGCTGCGCTCGACCAGCAACTGGTGCAGGTGCATCAGATGTTCCATCGCCCGGGAATACTGCGCGGCCACCGCCAGGCGCTCGGCTTCGGGACGGCTCTTGAAAGCCTCCTGCAGCAGGGCGATTTCCTTGGCCACCAAGCGCTCATCGTTGATCCAGCGTTGCTGGATGTCGGCCCAGCCCGCCAAACAGCCGAGCTTCCACGACAGCCACAGGCCGATGGCCAGCCCGAGGATCGGCATGTCCAAGACCCTCGACCACACCTGGATGAACACCTGGATCGCGATCAGGGCCAAGAAAATGTGCGAGGTGAAAAACGAGCGAAGTGTTTTCAAGTCGTAGTCCCTTACTCTTGTTTGAGTGACTGATACGGCACAACCCCGAGGCGTTCGGCCAGCCGGCTCACCAACTTCTGCGCCGGGGTCTGAAACTTCAAACTGGACTCTTGACGATAGCGGCCGTCGTGCCAGGTGACGTACTCGAAAAGCTCAAGCGCTTCGCGCAGCAGATCGGTGTCGTCGTGCTGGAATTCGATCCATTCGCCGATACGTTTCATGCGGGCTTCGAAGTCATCCGGCAACCGGCTGTGCAACTGGCCGGTGTGGATGTTGCGGTAGATTTTGGTGTCGTGGCCACGGTCGGTACCGGCGCCGATGCAGTCGCCCAGCAACTCGTAGGTGTCGTCTTTGTCGACGTACTGGTACAGCTGTTTCGGGGTGTCAGGCATAGGTCAATTCCCTGTGATGAAGCTATCCGTTCAGTCTAGGTCCAGTTTTGCGAGATCAGCTTTTTCAGCCTGAATACGGTTGTAGATTTCCTCACGATGGACATCGACACCCTTGGGCGCGTCAATGCCGATGCGCACCTGCAGGCCGCTGACACCAAGCACTGTGATGCGGATGTCGTCGCCAACGATGATGGTTTCGTGAATACGGCGGGTCAGTATCAACATTGTCCTTCTCCTTGTTGTTTTCGGATTTGTCCTGGTACTGGGCACAGCACGTTACATTTCTCGTACAAGTCTGAACAGATGCTGAACGTAATATTATTTAAATCGGTCTAGCCCCTGTTCGTTCCCCAAGGCGGGGGTACAAACGCCTGTGAGGGCCGCCTAAAGCTGGCCCCCTTTTTGCTCCCACTGGCGTGCGAGCCCCTGCGTCCAGCCCTTGAAAAAAGGCCTTTCACACAACTCCACGCAATGGGGAAATCCCGGTTTCCCGGCTCCCACTCCCAGCTGGCGTTCCGCGCTTTCGAGGTTATGCGTTACAAGCGCCCTCGGCCCTTCTCGGCGCACGGCGGGGGTAGGTTTTGGGACAGTCGACGGCGCCTGTGTCTGGGTAATACGCCGCCCTGCCATTGCCTTCTCGACCTGTTTCCAGGTTCGTACCTCCCGGCTATACCGACCACCCTGAGAAGATCCCCTTGTGGGTGGTTTTACGCACTGCGGCCCAATAGGCGAACGAACGCCCCATCTTGATCCAGACGCGCAATGGAAGGGTTACGGGGATGAGGCGGGCATGGTTGAACACGCGATCAATGTTCGCGTATACTTTTTAGACCCGGTCTCGTACCCCGGCCAGCTAAGCAGAGATACCCCGAGACCTTGACTGGAGGTGCTTGTAACACCCGCCAGTCCGTAAAGCCCTCGCCTAACAGCGGGGGCTTTTTCGTTTATGGTCAATAGGATACGGAGCATTGAGGGGTAAAGACAACCAAGCCTCCGTCTTTACCCCCCTTGACATTCACAAAAGTGCCATCAAAACGCCCTGTTTTGTCGGACAATCTCTGGCGCCAAAGCCTTGTCAGAAAAGGTTCCCAGTACAACCGAAAAAATAGTTAAAAAAACTTTCGAAGGGGGGGTAAAACACCCGGTTTTGAGGCCTCCGTTGCCTCGATTTTGAAGCAACGCAAAATTTTTTCGCGATCCTCGCCTAGTCTTTAACCCAAGGCCGCGAGTGTTTCACCCAACCGAAGACGGCCGAGCTGATTTTTTGCATAGGTCTCCCCATGAGCGAAATCACACCTGAAGCACTGGTGCTTTACCGGCTGGACGAAGTACGCGAAGCCCTTGTGGTGGCGGGGGTTTACACCCACCGCGACGAAGCTGAGGCCCACATGGCCAGCCTGCCCGACAGCACCCGTGCGTTGATCGTGCCGATGACCATGCCCGACGCCCTGACCGCCCTGCGCGAGGAAGGCAAAGGCGAGTTTGAGCACATCTTTGAGCAGCGCCTGTCGCGCTTGGCGGAACGGGTTGGCCAACTCACCGCCGTGGTCACCGCGCAACACGCGGCGTAGCCCCAAAAGCGTTGGTTTAGACACCTAGAGCTATGAAATTTAAGCGAAATCCGGGGTCGTAACCTACGCTTTAATGGCAAGCGGCCCCAACGTAGGACCGCGTACTTCACACGACCTACTTTGGGGTGCTTCATGGGCGCAATGACCGACTACCTGGAAAACAAGCTGATCGATCAGCTGTTTCGCGGCCAGGCTTACACCTTTCCGTCCACGCTCTACATCGCCCTGTTTACCGCCAACCCCACCGACACCTCCGGGGGCACCGAGGCCACTGGCGGCAGTTATGCGCGGGTCGCGGTGACCAACAGCCTGGCCAACTGGGCCGGCACCCAAAGTGCGGGCAGCACGACCGCCTCCAGCGGCACCGGCGGCACCACGTCGAACAACACCACGATCACCTTCCCAACACCGACCGCCAACTGGGGCACGGTGACCGGCATGGCCGTAATGGATGCGTCGTCCGCAGGCAACATGCTGTTCTACAGCGCCCTGACGGTCAGCAAGACGGTCAACAACGGTGACCCGGCTCCAGTGTTTGCCATCGGCGACCTGACGTTCCAGATCGACAACTAATCCACTTCACCTTCGTCGAGGTGAAAGGGGATGACAACCAAACTCTATTTACACAACGCCTCTAACACTGCGGCGGGCACCTTCCCCACCGGCCCGCAGTCTTCGGCTACGCCGAGCTGGAGTGCCACCGGCGCGGCCACCCTGCGCACGATGAACACCACCATCGGCACGGCGCAGGCTTCACTGTCCGGCACCTCGCTGGCAAACACCGCCCTGCAACTGCCGTTCATGGGGTACTTCGCCAGCCCCCCGTTGAACGGCAACCAATCCGTGACCGCCGTTTTCCGGTTGAACGTCGCGTTAACCCAGTCAAACACCCAAATGAACCTGGGCCAGTACCTGACTACCTGCCTGTACGTGTGGCGTCCGTCCACCGGGGCGGTGGTGGGGAAGTTGCTTGAGGGGCCTGGGAACTCGATTCCGCTTACGGGCGTGGCACCACCCTCTGCGGCCAACACCGAGAAAGTCGACTGGGGGTCGTACAACACGCCCGGCACGATGATCATGGCGCTCGACGGCGATGTGCTGATCTGCGAGGTATGGCCGGCGCTTTTGCAAGGCGCTGCCTCGGCCTATACGGCGGACTTCTTTTTCGACGGCACCACAGAAAACGCCACGCTGAACGCGACGGTCAGCAACCACGCGGCGTTTGTTGACTTCGACGACAACCTGGTGTTCAAGAGCCCAGCCGCCCATTTGGCGGCGGCGCTGAGCAGCGTGTGTTCGCGCACGGCGGCGTTGACCACCGGGATTCACCCAAAGGCCAACGCTGCCGGCCATGCGACGGCAACTTCGGCGCTGACGACGGCAATCCGTCCGAAGGCGAGCGGCAGCAGTTCGACAACGGTGAGTGCCGCTTTCACCACGGCGATCCGCCCGAAAGCGAACGGCAGCAGTGCAGCCACGCTCAGTGCCGCCATCACCACCGCGATCCGTCCAAAGGCCGCCGCCGCTGGCCAAGTGTCGGTGGGCGCCGCGCTCACCACCGCGATTGCGCTGCAGGTGGGTGCCCACGGCGTCAGTGCAGCCACGGCCAGCCTGACCACGCACGACAACATGGGCGCCACGGTGAGTGTGCAGGTCACCACGACCACCAGGCTCACCACACAGATCGGGCTGCTCGCGGCCTTGGCTGGCCAAGCCAATGCAACGGCCAGCCTCGGCACGCAGATCCTGCTCAAGGTCAACGCCAGTAGCCACAGCACAGCGACTGCCAGGCTCGCGGCGGCGGTCGCGGGTTTGCGCGCCGTCCTGCTGGACCAGCCAGGGGCCTCGGCCGGTTTGACCACGCGGATCGCGCTCAAGAGCAATCAGCAAAGCCACACCACCGCGGTAGCCAGGCTCACCACCACAGGGTCACTGAGCCCTGCCGAATTCACCGCTTCCGCAGCCGTGCTCACGACAGTGGCCGTGGTCGGGGCTGTGCCAGTCCTCCCCCTTGTTGTTAGCACCAAGACCAGTGCCGGTTTCAGCGTCACGGTCGACACCGCCTAAGTGGAGCGCCCCATGACTATCAAGATTTTTCGCAACACCTACGGCATCGACATCGACATCACAGCGGGGGTGGACCTGACCGACAAGACCGCGCTGTCCCTAGACATTCGGGATTCTGCGGGGGTGACCATTACGTCCGCGTTGACGGTGTTGAACGCGGCAACGGGGGTGGTGCGTTACACCACAAAAGTCGGGGACATGCCGCTGTATGGCAGCTACTGGTTACAGGTCGTCATCGAGTTCGGGCCTGACGTGAAGCTGCGCAGTGAGTGGGTTGAAATTGAGATCGTGCAATAACCAAAACAATAAGAAAGGAGCGACACCATGGCGCTGATCACACGCACACCGGAAATCGACAAGATCATTGCCGAGCTGATCGGCATCGAGGGGGATGGCGGCGGCAAGATCGATGCGAATGACGCCGGGGGTGCGACCCGTTGGGGGGTGACCGAAGCGGCGGCCCGCGCTGACGGCTACACGGGGGCGATGAAGGACTACCCCCGCGACAGCGCCGAGTTGCTGTACCTGCGCAACTACTTCGTCAAGCCGCACTTCGACCAGGTGCTGCTGCGCAGCCACCGACTGGCCGCCGAGCTGTTTGAAATCGAGGTCAACCTGCCGCCGGGCCAGGCCGCGACGTTCCTGCAACGTGCGCTCAACGCGCTGAACGACCCGGACGGTGACGGTAAGGTAAACTACCCTCAGCTGGAGCCGGACGGCAACCTGGGGCCACAGAGCTTTATCGCCCTGGATGCCTTTCTGGCGCTGCGCAAGGCACAGGGCGAACACTGCCTGCTGGCCCTGATCAATAGTCAACAAGCGGTGTATTACCTCGGTCGCACCGAGGCAAGACCGAAAAACAAGAAGTACGTGTTTGGCTGGACGATGAACCGCATCCAGCTCGCGTAACCACCTGAAAAGGACGACCCGCATGGATTTACAAGACAAAGAAGCGATGCTGCACCGGATACGCGAAAGCGCGGCGCAGAATCCTGAAACGCTGCGCCGCATGAATCAGATGCAAGGGATGCTCGCGGGGGCACAGACGATCGCTGACCTCGTCGCCGCCTACCGGGCGGGTTGCATCCCAGCCAATGCCACGGCTGGCCAGATCCACGAAACCGAACAGGCGCAGTACGCGATCTGTCAGACGCTGATGAAAATGATGCTGGACAAGTTCAGCCAGGGCGGCGAGACGGGGCAACAGTGGATCGACGCGACCCTGGCCGAAATTGACCAGTACGCCTCGCAGCGCCTTGCCCTCCTGATGTCCCGCCCCGAAGGGCAGACCGGGCACTGAGCTGGAAACATGAATTGTGAATTGTGAACTATGAATAAGCAAAACACGCCCCGGTTCAGGGAGCCGATGACTGAGCAACAGGTGCTCGATCAGGGTTACCAGTACGCCCGGCAGTTGCCGGACGGCACTTGGATGGCCGTCGCCCAAATGGCCTACAACGGCCGCCTGTTCTTCGACCTCAGCTATTGCAGCTTTGAGGCCTGTTACTGCTACAAGACCGTGGCCGACGCGATCCTCGCAATGCTGGCGTTTGACCCGGCAGTTGACGAAGAACCGCAGGGTTGGTTCAAAGACCCACTCACCAACCGCATCCGGCCTGACGGCGACAAGTCGCGGGAAACCATCGGCTACCCCACCTACGGCTGACGCGGATCTAGCGCCTCTCGCGCCTTGGCCAACAGCTGGGCGCGGCGGCGCATGTTGCGCCATGACAAAAACCGCGCCGTCAGACGCATCAGCACCACGCCCAAGGGTGTCAGCACCAGGTAGGTCAGCAGCAAGGCCATGGCGAGCACGGCGCTCACCGCCTTGAGTGTGCCCATCACGACATCCAGCAGCCCGCGGAGCAAACGCCACACCTGCCCGCCGCCCGTTCCCAGCTCGATCGGCTCATCCTGCCCCTTCACCCAAAAGATTTCGGGCTTGGCCAGCAGCGCCCAAATCGCCCACACCATGGTCCGCCAGGCCTTGAACACCCCACAGCTGGGTCCCGCCAGTTTCAGTGCCACGTAGTCGTTGAGTCTCATTCGAACATTACTCCCCTGATCAGTTCGTGGCATTGGGTTTGGGTGTACAACCGCTTTGAACCGAGGGGCACCCATACCCCGTCAATTCGTACCCGGTAATACCGACCCCGCTGGTTCAAGATGACGGGGTCGCCGTCGCTATTATCAAATTCCTCGGTTGGAAATTGCAGCGCCGAGAACAGTTCAAACTTGGTGGCGCTACCTTTTCGCCGAACCCGAACAACCGTGTCGGGTTTCCGTACTTCTCCCATTTCAGCCCTCCTGGACCGAGTAAAACCGAACCACACCTATACTGGGAGATACCTTGCCTCGTATTTGAGGCAAGTCAAGCCGGGTGCAGGTTACAGCCAGAGGCCTGATTACAGGCCCGCCGTCCACAAGGACACTGTAGCACCCGGGTTTTGCGACCTTGGGGGCACCATCTTGTCTCAATCCAGTGTGATTTCTCGCACGGGGCGCGGCTCCGGCATGTCTGCCGAAGAAGAAGCGTTCCAGAAACTCGCCGCCAGCCTGATCAAACTGCCCTTCAACCCCGCCGTGTTGTGCGGCTGGCGGGCGTTTGCGGAATGGCTGGAAATCCTCTCCGGGCTGAGCCTGGTCACGGACGGCATGGCCGCCGATGGGCGCGGCCCCGCTGAGTTCATCAAAGAGGCCACCGCCTGCGGCTGGGTGCGTTTCGAACTGACCCGCGAAACCATCATGGTCCGCTCAAAAATTGCCTACACCGTCGAACCGCAACCGGTGCTGCTGATGCAGTCGACCGGCCTGGACCCGGACGAAGTTCGGATCTACGACAGCAAAATCCTACGGCGGGGCTGACATGAGCAGACTGTCTGATTTCGACGCGCCGGCCGTGCTCAAAGCGCCGCCGGAACCGCCCAAGGCCGAAGGTTTGCAGCCGATGCCGGACGCCATCGACGCCCGCGACGGTCCGCTTGTGGGCATCAGTCCGCGCTCGGCGATGTTCGCTGAGACCGACATGGGCCGCACCGCGACCGGCCTGAGTGTGTTCATCCACGACTTCCTGCCGCGCCTGAACAAAGAGCAGCTGCACAAGCTGGTGTCCGCCCTGCCCGCCGGCACTCTGGAAGTGACCGGCCAAGGCTACGGCGCCGACTTCTCGCTGGCCGATGAAATGGGCCTGCAGATCGTCGCGGTGCAGAACCTGCGGCAGCACGTTTTTCCCAACGGCCACTTGCGCGAAGGCTGCAACGTGCGCGAGGCGAAAGAGGTGCTGACCACCTGCAACATCATGATCAAGACCCTGATGGACAACCACGCCCGGATCATGTCGATGGAACGCATGCGTGCTGTCGAGGCGGCGACCGTGGACATTCTGGTCGAGCTGAAAGATGAGCTGAAAGAGCAGTTCCTGGAACGCCTGCGAGTGCGGCTGGAGAACCTGCAATGAGCAGTGGCCTGCGCCCTGAGCTGGAAGTTTATCTGGAGCGCCTGCGCATGCAGGCCTACGACGCCCGGGATTTCAGCGGCATTCCCAAGTGGCTGACCAACCATACCACCGACCCGAAAGACCCGAGCCGGCCGTGGACCTTTCACGAACACGAATACCAGCCGGAGATTCTGGCCGACACCACCGAAGACGTGTCGATGCAGAAGTGCAGCCAGGTCGGCGCCTCGGAAATCTGGATTCGCATGATGTTGGCGATGATGGCGATCGCCAAGAAAATCACGATTATTTATATTATGCCGACCTCGGCGCTGGCCAAGCGCTTCGCCCAGGGGCGGATCAACCCGGTGTTGACCGACTCCCGAACCTTGAGCGCGATGATCGACAAGGACCTGAACAACAACGAGCAGAAGCGCATCGGCCGCTCGTTGTTGTACATCAGCGGCACCTTCGGCAGCGTGTCGGCGATTTCGGTACCGGCGCAGGCACTGTTCCGTGACGAAGTGGATTTCTGCAACCAGCGGGTGCTGACCACCTTCGATTCCCGCCTCGGCCACAGCAAGGAAGGCGAAGGCCTCAAGCGCAGTTTCTCCACCCCCACGGTGTTCCGCTACGGCATCAACCTGATGTTCGAAAAGGGCAGCCAGGCGCACTACGCCACCAAGTGCCCGCACTGCCACCAGTACATGATCCTCGACTACTTTCGTGACGTGGTCATCCCCGGTTACGACGGCTCGCTGCGGGACTTCGAACGATCCGACCTGCTGAACCCGGCGGTCAACATTCAAGATGCCTACTTCCTCTGCTCGCTGTGCCGGCACAGCCTCAAGCACCGCGACTTCATGAACCCGGCCCGCCGCCGGTGGATTCACACCTTCCCCGAACGCACCGACAAGCACAGCTACCAGGTGGTCCCGATCGACGTGCCGGCGATCAACCCACTGGCGCGCACGCTGGCGTTACTCGGCGAGTACGAGAACAAGAAGGATTGGGTCAACTTCAAATTAGGCTTACCGTTTGAGGACGCGCAGTCGTCGTTCCTCGACGAAGAAATGGTCAACTACGCCACCACCCTGCACGTCCCGCGCCCGGAAGACACCGAGTTCGGCGGCATTCGCCTGACCTCCGGCACCTACCTCGGCCTCGACGTGGGCAAAACCTGCTGGCTGACCATCACCATTCCCAATGATCGCGGCGGCGAAGACGTGGTGTATCAGGAACGTATCCGCCAGGACGGTGACAACTACGTCGGCAAACGCACCATGCTGCTGTTCAAGCTGTTCGGCTGCGTCTGCGGGGTGGTCGACTCCGGCCCCGACTCGACGCTGGCCCAGTACCTGGTCAAGGAAGGTGGCGGCCTGATCTACGCCTGCCGCTACCACACCGGCCCGGCGAAAACCCTCAAGACCCTCGACGTACTGATTGCCCGCGACGAAGTCGAAGGCCTGGTGACGGTCAACCGCACCGCGCTGTACGACAACCTGGTGCGCCGGGTGAACAAGGGCGGCACGCGCCTGACGAAGAACAGTTCGGAGTACGAGCTGGCCCGCGCCCACCTGCGCGCCTTCAAGCGGATCGAGACTCACGACCAGGAATCCGGGGAAACCATCGTGCAGTGGGTGGCCACTGCGGACGACCACTACACCCACTCGCTGGGCTACGCCGACGTGGCCCGGCGGATCATCGCCGTCCCACCGAAAGAGTCGGTGGTGCCCTACATCCCGTCCCTCGGGCTGGTGCGGTTGAAGACCGAAGACGACGTAAAGGCCGAATCCGATCTGTGGTTGCCGCCCGGTTTTAAACGGTAAACCCCTGAGTATTGCGGGTTTTTTGGTCTTCGCAACCACCGTTTTGGAAACCACGTCTACGCTTTACGAATAAGAGCGGGTTTCACCATAACCGCCGGGCCTTTGGGGGGCCATCACAAGTGCCTGCACCGACCTCGCAACCTATTGTTCTGCCGCGCTCGCTGGTGAACAAAGCCGTGACTGAAACGGTCTTTGATCGCGCCGGGGCGGATCAGGTTGTGCCCCGAGATAACCGCCAAACGGTCAACGAAGCGATCAGTGCCAGTCGGGCACGGAACAGCCTGATTGGCTCGATCCGCGACCTGTATTCCCGTGAAGGGACGTTTTCGTCAGCGGCGTTCAGCTTTGTCGAAGTGGCCCTGAGCGGGTACAGCGCCAAGGCCTACAACACGCAAACCGGGCAGTTCGATCTGGCCGGCAGCCTCATGGCGCGGCAAATCATCGCCGGCTTCGACACCCTGTTTGACTACAGCCAGGGCTACGGCGACAAGACCAGCTTTGAGAGCCTGCTGGAACAGTCCCTGCTGGAAGTGGTGTTGACCAGCGCCCTGTGCCAAGAGCTGGTGCTGGATAAGGCGCGCTTCCCGACCAAGATCAACACCATCCCCTTTGAAACGATCGACTGGAAGAACATCGGCAGCGGCCCCAAGGCGAAGAAGGTGCCGCAGCAGAACCGCAGCGTCGGCGACCCGGTGCTGCTGGATTTTCCCACGGTGTTCGTCAGCGAGCTGCACCGCCAGGCCAACCGCGCCTATTCCGACTCGATGCTCTCGGCCGGCGTGAACAACACCTACACCTACGGCGAGTTTCTGGAAGAAATGCGCCGCGCCGTGCGCCGCCAAGGCCACGGCCGCCTGGTGCTCAAGATTTCCATCGAGCAGGTGATGGCCGCCCTGCCCCCTGACATCAAAGCGGACAAGGATAAGTTGCAGAAAGCGCTCGATGCCGTGAAGGCCAACATCGAAGAAAACCTGAAAGGCATGAACCCCGAAGATGCGTTGGTCATTTACGACACCGTGACCCCGGACATGCTCAAGGCCCAAGGCGAGAAAAGCGACTACGTGCCGCTGATCGAAACGCTCTCCGGCCTGCTGGCCACCTCGCTCAAGTCCAACCCGTCGATGCTCGGCCTGCGCATGCAGGGCTCGCAATCGTTGAGCAACACCGAAAGCCTGGTGTTCCTCAAGATCGCCAACGCCGCCCGCCGCCCGGTCGAAACCAACCTCTCACGCATCCTCACGCTGGCCGCCCGTTTGTACGGGGCCGACGTGTACATCAAATTCCGCTTCGACCCGATCAACCTGCGACCGGATCTGGAGCTGGAAGCGTTCAAGACCATGCGCCAGGCGCGGACCCTGGAACTGTTGTCCGAAGGCTTTTTGACCGACGACGAAGCGGCCTGGGACCTCGGTACCGGCCCCCGCGCCCC